GCATGTCGTCGATCAGCCGGACGATCTCCTCCTGAAAATTGGTTTTTTCGCGGATCTTAAAATCAAAGAACCGCTCGGCCGTGACGGTCAGCGGGGTCAGCTGCTGGCGCATGGGGACGAAGCCGGCGACGGTGTCGTTGCCCAGGGCGGAGTTGACGTAGTTGGGCTTCAGCCTCTCGATGACCCGGTCAATCAGGGCGACGTGCATGTCGGCCGCGGTCGGCCACGGCTTGACCTTGCGGCGCAGGCCGAAGGTGCGCATCTCATAGAACTGCCTCTGGCGGCTGTCCCAGGTCTGCCGGCGGGTCAGGTCGTCGATGATCCGGCCGTGGATGTCTGGGTAAAACTCGTTATCTTTTGCCATCGGATTTTACCCGTACCTCATATTCAAGGTCGTTGACGGTGTGGACGGCGTCGTAGGCCCAGCCCTTGACGTCGTCGCCAGCCTGTAAAACTTTTTCAAAGCGCGGGTCGTTGATGAGGCGGTCGGCGTTACCGGCCGTCCGCACTGCCGGCGGTGTGATGGTCGCGCAGCCACCAAGGACGAGGGCCAAGACGGGCATCAATGCGGCCACGGGCCTCCCACCATGCCTTGCGGGCCGCGGACTCGTCACGCTGGCTCCCGGTGGGAAAGCGGTCGGCCAGCTTGGCCAGGAAAGTCAGCAGGGCGGTGATCCACACAAACACTTGGTTTTCGTCACTTGATGTGGAGCCCGACGGTCTTGAGCAGCGCGATGAATTTTTCCAGCGCGCTGTCGTCCTTGGCGGTCGGCGTCAGTTTGACGATGACCCGCGCGGCGATGACCACGGCCCCGATGGCGGCGACGATTTCAGTCCAGTTCGATGTGACCCAGTTCCATGCATTCATTGGTTTCCCCCTTATCCCCCGGCGTCCCAGCCGGCATTCTCGCTGCCGGCGGCCGCCTGTTTCATCAGTTCCAGCAAGGATGGACGCTCGTAGTGCATTGTCAAATCCAGCGCTACGACGGCACCCTCCACGGCCAGGGCGACGGCGTCGGCCCGGTCCGGGCTGGCGATCCCGCGGGCCCGTAGCGCGTCCTTGGACTCGACCCCCAGCTTGCCCTTGCTGGTCACGGTCGCCCGCCGGGTGACAAGTTGGCTTTTGAGCAGATCGTCCTCCGGCAGGATCAGGTCGCAGGTGTCGATCTTCCTGGCCAGCCGGTGCCAGATCTCGGCCCCGCGGTTCTGGTAGGCGTCGGCATCGTTGGGCGTGCCGCCGAAGTTGACGCGGTTGACGTCCCACCCGGCCTCTGCCAGCGCGTCGGCCATGGGCAGCCCCAGCCCGCCGGCGTCAACGAACGTCTGCTCGGGCCGGATGCCGGCCTTCTTGAGCTCCATGATGATCCGGCCCACGGTGGCCATGGTGTCCCGCTCCCGCCAGGCGATCAGGGGCAGCACCCGGTTCCCCTCCCGGATGGCGATCACGTTCTCGTCGCCGCCGGCCGAGAAGTCCACCCCGGCGGAGCGGTCGTTCCCACGTGGAACAGGAGGGTTCTCGTGGCAGTTGTTCAGGCTGGCAAGGCTGACCACCAGCCGCTCCTCGCCCAGGTCCATGAACTCGGCCCGGAGCATCGAGGCGGTGTACGGGCTGTTCTTGCCGTAGCGGGTCTCGATCTCGGCAATGTACAGCGGGCTGATGTGGGGACAGTCCCAGGCGGTGGCCTTGAAGGTGGTCCACATGTCGGCCTCCTTGCTGAAACAGCGGTAGAACTGCCCGACCGGGGCCCCGGGGCTGGATGCCAGCAGGAGCCGGGTGGGCTGGCACCGGAAGACCGAGACAAAGATGGAGTCCTGCACCGTCTTGCTTTCATCGACAACGTAGAGCAAAGGGGCGGTATGGTGGTCGGCGGCATGGAAACCCTCCGCCCGGCCGGCGGATTCGGTGTCGTTGCCGGCGGTGAACCCGATAATTCGCGATATAAGCCCGTTAGAATGCTTGAAGCGGATCTCCCCGCTCGTGGACTCCACCAGCGCACCAAAGGGCCGTAGAAGGGCCTTTATGGACGGCCAAAGCACACTCTCGACCTGTCTGAAGACGGATGCCGTCACGACGGAGAGCGAATTCTCGAAAACGACCATGTGCCAGACCAGGGCGGGGGCGATGACGTTGCTGGTCTTGCCGGACCCGTTGGCGGCCACCAGGGCGGTCCGGGCGTGGATCGGGAAAAGGCTGTTGAATGTGTCTTTCTGCCAAGGGTACAGGCCCATCTTGAGGATGCCCTCGGCAAAGCCGGCCGGGGTCATCTCGTGTTCGACCTTGGCGGGAATGGCCTTGCCCTTCCTAGCCCGCGGCTTGGTGGCTGGCTTTAGGCTGGGCATGGCTCGAAAAGAGACAGTTGGTCGGCGTTGTGCTTAATAGGGGTCAATCTAAGCCGGCTCAAAGCAGCGCGCTTGTGCTGGCCGCGTATAAATGTTCGATACTGATGACAGTTCGAGCATACAATGTCGCACTTATCGATCTCGGCCTGAATAGTTTGTATCCTGCAATTCATCATTGCTGAAACCATGCCGCGCTTGGCGGATGGATCCTTGTGGTCAAATTCCATGATGGACGGGTGGTATATCTGGCCGCAATCGGAGCAGGGGGTTTTGGACTTAAGGCTCCAAACCCATTCGTAATTCTTGCCCCTCCTGCGCTTGCTGCTTTCGCGGTTAATGCTTTTCCCGTGCCTGTCCCTGTATCGAATCCGTCTGGCTCGGTCTTGCTCCCTCTTGGAGGCGTAAAGGGCGATCTTCACAGTAACCCCTTTTTATTTTTGGCCGAATTTCTGAAGGGGGCCGCGCGCCCGCGGGCGGGCGCGTGGGGGTCCCCAGGGGGGGGTGTGCTATAGGGGGGGGTCATCCGGCCGGCTTGTCCTTCAGGTGTCTTTCGGCCGCTACGATAGGCTTGCCTGATTTCTCGGGGGTTACATCGATAGTTGTCCGATCGGTGTCGGATGATCCCGCGAATTTGGCCTTGGTTGCGGCAACGAGCACGGCCGCATCCGCCGCGGTGAAGTGCACGTTGGCCACGGCCCCGGCAACGTTGACCTGCTGTTGCTGGCCGAAGTGCTCGCGGTGCCGGCGCTCGAGCTTCCAGGCGGATGCCTGCCAGTTCTTTACGCTGGCTTGGTCGATGACCTCGAGATGCTTGGTGATATGCAGGGCCTCCGCTTTTTTTAACCGTTCGGCGATGCGCGGCCTGCGGGACAGATACTCTGAAAGCGAGGACTTTGCCACGCCGAGAAGATCGGCGGCCATGACGTAAGGGAATCCTTTCGAGATCGCCACCTCGATGATACCGATGTGTTCCTCGGTCAGCATGAGGCAACCGCGCGGGCCGGTCCGCACGGCAGGAATGTCGTCGGGAATTGCCTTGAGCAACCGCGCCTCAATCTCGGCGCGCTTTTCCTTGGTCAGCTCTCGACCCGGCTTCCGCTCCTCCACTGCCGGCACGACCAGTACTTTGCCGACAGCTTTGACAGGCCGCCTTTGTCGCATCCGTGTCTTGCGCGGAAGTTTCTTCGCGCCCCGGGATTGTCCCGCCGGATCTCCATCTTCGGATCGCCGAACCGGATCGTCTTGGTCTTGCCGCCCTCGCTCGCCTTCACGATGAACTTCTTGCTCGAGCCCGCCGGCAGGCGCTGCGGTTTGTTGGTCGATTGGAGCTTCATAGTTTTTGTCCCCTGGCCTCGTAGTAGGCGGCGAGCTGCTGGAGCCGGAAGATGCACTCATTGGTGATCGTCTCGCCTACCTCGTCGCTGCAACGCTGCGAGGCGTTGTTGGCGAGCTTCCAGAACGAGCGGCACACGGCGCGCAGTTTCCTGTTCTCCTCGAACAGCTGCTCGCACAATTTCTGGTAGCTGATCTCTTTGCCCACATCCATCACCTCCGGGTGGCCGTGAAAACCTGGCTCCGTGCGGACCCTGATACCCCACCGCACGGAGCGACCAGCACCCTCCCACCCACTAACTGCTGGCTGTCGCAAATGTAATGGCGTTGGGCTACGCCGCAAGGACTACGACGGCTTGAAGCCGCCGGTCTGCTTGCGCATGGCCTTGTAGACCTTGGGGCTGATGGTGGAGCGCGACTTCGGGCGGCTCGTCCCGGCCCGTTTCCGGGCGTTGATGTTTGCATAGAGTCCGCGTGGTTTGTTCATGCCTTAGACCCTGCCAGCCACGGGCAGCCCCGCCAGCCCCTTCAGCCACGGGCAGCCCCTTCAGCCGGGCGGCTGGCAGTCGCCTGGCCGGAATCAAAATAGGTTCCTATTTTGTAATGTTTGCCGACTGCCCGGCCGTTGGCCCGGCTACAAATAATGTTCCATCGGAACATAAATTGTAGCTACCAACGCCGGACGCCCGGGCGGACCGGAAAAAACAGGTACACGATTCTTCCAGTAAGACGACCCGGGTCGGCCGCCAGGTCCAGTTTTGTCTTTTTAATGAACAATGCGCAGCCACGGCAAGGTAAGGAAAGGGGAAGGCGGAAGGGGCCCCTTTCCCTTGCCTTTGGCTGACTTTATTTTTCCTATATATATAGGAGTCTGTCACTCTGTAGGCGTCAGTAGGAACTGTCAGTGCGCCAAAATCTAAAATGCGCCTTGGTCTGCCTTGTATAAACCCTTGTCTTCAAATATCTTGCCAGCTTTTGTCAACCGATTTAGGTATCTATAGACAGTTCTTTCGCTGACTTGTGCCTTTTGGGACATAAATCTGACAAGGTCGCCAGCCTGCCACTCCTTGGAACCCATGTCAGTCAGGAACCCGTCATCGTCGATGGCCTTGTGGGCTCCGGGCTTCTTGAGCTTGTCCGGGTTTAAACCCCAGTTAACCCTGAACAGCGGGTACTTCCATTGCACCACGAATGGATCCATGGGCGGAAAATTCCTTAACGTGATGTCGCACGAGAACGTCCTCTCGTCCTCCTCGTGGGCCGTTAGGACGACCAGGCTGTCCGGGTTCCGGGCAAAAACCCCGGATCCGCTGAACCTGTCAATCGACTCCTTCCCGCTGGCGTTGCCCTTGGCAAAGTGGTGGGAAAGGATGACTGATAAATTATGCCGCACCGCAAGGTGCTCAAACTCATTCATCAAGCCGCCCATGTCCCCGGCATTGTTTTCATCCCGGTCGCCCATTAGCATGTAGTTGGGGTCCAGGATGATGGCCTGGAATCCCTTCCCCTCGATGTGCTTTTCAATGATCGGACGGATGACGGTCAGGTCAGCGGCATAACCCCGCAGAGTCCAGATAGACATGTCCCCGACCCGGTCGGCCACATCCTTGGCCTTGGCAACATCCATGAGTCGGTTTCGAAAACTCCATTCCTGGATTTCGAAGTTGACGAAGAGCACCCTGGATGGGTGGCACTTAAGCCCCCACCAGTCGCTGCCGGTGTGGAGACTGACCGCAAGGTCGATCAGGCCCCAGCTCTTGAACGCCTTGGAGGAGCCTCCCAGCAGAAGTTTGCACCCTTGATGCAGGACCCCGTCGATGATGATCTTGGGCTCGGCGATCGACTCCGAGACAAGCAGGTCAAACGACTTGATCGGGGGCCAGTCTTGCGGGGCCGGTTTGAGCCCGAGAGCCACGGCCGGCTCGACCATGCCGCCACCCACGCCCTCGCGGGAAAACCAAAGCAGCCTCTGGTGCCGTTCGCCCCGTGGTGCGCCCGGAAGGCGGACCGGCTGGCTTGGCTTGAACGTAGCCGCATCGATCCCCATCGGGACGAGGAAAGACTTGAGCTGTTTTTCCCACAGCGGCGAGTGCGGTGCCTCGAACCATGCGTGCAGGCTCTTGCCGCCCGTGTCGACGACCGCGTGCAGGCGCATACGGAAAACGTCCCTTGCCAAGCGAAAGAGCGC